CGTCATTCGTTTATTTTTGATTTTGATTTTCAAAACGTAAACAGCTGAAACACAATAAAATAAGATTTTGACCTATGTAAACAACCTTTATTATTGCCCTATTTTGGACATTTTTTATATCAAATATTGGACATTATTGGGTGTTATATCGTGATGTTTTCGGGCAAATCATCAGGATAACTGCTTAATTCCTTCTTGATAAGGTCGGAATAAAGACCGTATAAAAGGTAAATCATCGCACTTGGGAGCTGCGTTGTTAGTCCTGGTCTTCGCTTGAGTTCTTCTTTCTTCTCTGAAGCCTTGTCAAGTTCTATTTTGCCGTTTGTTTTCTTCAACGGACTGATAAGAATAGCACTGCAAAGGTTAGGGCATTCGTTTTCGTCAATTCTCACCTTCGGAAGTAAAGGAAGCTTCTCGCCAAAAAGCAACTGACAAAGTCGGAACTGCTGCCAGTGGTAAATGGTCGGTGCACCGTCGTTGTAAAGGATAACTGAAAATCCGTAACTCTCTAAGGCTGCCTTCATCGTCAGTGAGTCAGTAGTTATCTGCTCTAATTCCTCACGTGTCTTGTTACCAGCACGGTCGGGATAAAGGTGTATTACCTTATTCACTGCATCCGTACCAAAGAAAGAATACACCTGCTGTGCAAGGTTCTGCTGGTCATCGGGTACATAAGCCCAAAACTCTTTGATGATGTCGAAGCGACTACCATAGTCTTTCTTCTGTCCAACGATGAGCGATTGAAAGTTACCAGGATCGTAACCAATGTAAAGCGGTTCACGCTTATCGTAGTGACGAAGATAGCGAGCGGTCAGTGTGAAGTGGTCCTTAAGGTTCAGCTTAAGTATCTGGTCATAGATGTAACTATCCTTGAACTGGTGTCGCTCGTGGTCGTAGGTGGTAAAGAACTTGTTAGTCACCTCTTTGTGACGAATAGCACAAATAGCCGTCAAGAACTCATCCATATCGAGCGTATCGAGCTGTGTCTTGAAGAACTTAGGACCCAAGATGTCCTTATTGCAGAATGATGAAGCACGGATATAGTAGATTGCGTTCCTTCTCATATCTGCTAAGCGTGGTTTCCATCGGGCAACAAAGGCATTAAGGCGTTCATTCTCCAGTCTTATCTTCTCCATCGTGACAGGATTCTTCGTGTTGCGAAGGTCCTGCTGAAGCATAAACTGCTTATAGAGCGACTGATTGATAGCAAGTGACACACTGGCTATTTCCTCAATGAGCTGTCGGTCCATCTTGTTTTCGTATTCCTCAAACCAATCGTCCTCACCGAGGTCGACACGTGCGGTATCACTCACACCTGTCACGCCTTCATAGTAAGCAGAGCGACGGATGTCAGCAGAACCACCACGAAGGGAAGGGAAGAGACGTGACTTGAGTTTCTCACCACTGTTATGTTTCATCTCCTCGACGAAGGCGTGCACGGCATTACGACCTGCGACACTTTCAGGCTGATCTGAAGATACTAATTGAAGGTGTGCACCATTGCGAAAGATGACCGAGTGCTTGGCGTAGGCAATAGGGTAGCGTGGTCGACGAAAGTGTGAGGGTAGCTTCGCTTCACCGACAACATAGTCGATGCCATACTCCAACATTGCTCGTTGCTTGCCACCTACGATGACAGGACGAGAGAACGAAGCCTGAATGTTAGGCCAGACGTTCGTCATCAGCGCAACATAAGTCTTATGCACAAGGAACGAGAGTTCACCAGGCATATCATTCGTAACACGGATAAGACGAGGAACGATAACGCCCTCCGTCTTACCCGTTGCACGAGCCCACTCAGCATAGAGCATATTCGGGTCGATGATATTCGCCAACAGCTGAACACGGTTCATGTAATAGTGTTCAAAGTCGACTGTAGGCTGTTCGTTATTTATTATTTCATCAGTCATTTTGAATTTCCTCCACTATTTCAGCATCTTGAATATCAGCATCACGCAGCAGTCGTTTCTTCTCCTTCTGCTCGATAGGCAGCGAGTCGATAAGCGTAACATAAAAGCCTTGATTGTGTTTTGCTGCAATGTCCTTAAGACTCTTCTTTGAGAAGCCAAGTTCCTCAGCTGTGATGCTTGGTGTGATAATGAACGTAACACCAAGGTCTCTATCGGCTTCGGAGATTTCAGAAGCACGACGACGACACTCCAGCGCACGTTCGTAGCACTTGCCTTGTGTCTTATAGTCACCAGCCAAGGCACAGAGCTTAGCAAGGTTCTCAAACTGGTTAGCGTACTGATTCTCCCAGATCTTGATGGGTACGTTGTTGTCTACCTGAAAGTAGTTGATAGCTTCATAGAGTCGAGCCATACAGGTGCGCTGCTCTATCTTGATACCTTGGTTAGCATTGATGCGCTGTTGCAACTTACGAGCAGCACGAGTGATGCTGCGTTCGTGCTCGTATATTTCCATTGCCCACTGCAATTGCTCCAAGAACTTCTGTAGTTCTTGGGGAATAGCATCGCACTTGCCAGTGGCAAAGAACTGCGATATTAAGTCGGGGTGTATCTGTTCGATACGGTCAAGTTGTGTCATACGCCAAACAAGTCTTTGCGCAGCTGCTCCTCCTTTGCCTGCTGAATAATCTCACGCAGTTCCTTCACGGCTTCGGTGCTGCCATCCTTAGCCATTTCAACGAGCTTGTTAAGGATAGCACGCATATCTTCCGTGACGTTCACGAGCATTGCGATGTCTGCAAGAAGTTTCTGAATATCTGAATCCATAACGCAAAGATAGTCAAAGAGGAAAAACAAACAAAAGACAGACCATTTTCCTGACGTCAGGAAAAAGAAGCAGCGTGCCTCACGGCAGACTGCTTCACAATTTGAGAAATGCTAAAAAAAATTATATCTTCAGACGGCAATCGTGTCGAGTATGCCGTTGTATTGTTCGAGTGCTTCGAGGTAATTGTCGATGGCTGCCGTGTCAGTGGGGGCTGCCTTAAATTGGTCCCACGCTGCGCGCACTGCACTATAAGCTACAGAGGGCGAATGAGTGAGGGCAATAGTCATAGCGCACCTCCTTCCAACCATTCAGCTACGAAGCAGGCAGCCAAGAGAACTACGAGGAACAGATGAGCGTAGCAGACCTCCTTATGCGTGAAACGCTCACCGCATAGACGTGAGAAAGTAGCTGACTCGCCATTAAACCACTGTGAGAACTTACTGCGCTTTTCGCTTGCCCAATCCTTGAGCGTGAACGACCGCTGCGCTGTGCGGAGGGTTGTTGGTTGCATATTGCATCATTCTTTTAGCATCCACGGAACTGCCGTGGCAGAGACACAGAGAAGCGGCTGCACATCCCGCTGCTAAAAGAATGATGTCTCTACCCGAAGGGCTTTGAAAATTCTACGGAATGGCAACCGCCAATATCTTTATGAGCAAAAAAAATGCCCAATCGAAAACGTTGAGCAATAACCGATGCTCTCCGGGATAGTCTACTATCATTCTTTTGGCACTGCAAAGATAAGCATTCGTTTTGAATAATGCAAGCGAAACGCAAATAATTTTTGCGTGACGCAAGTATTTTATAAGAAATCCCCTGCTTCACAGCGTGAGGCAGGGGACGGCTAAAGATTAGAAAGTCAATGACTATCCTTATGGATGATAGTCTGGATCTACGGTCGGACCGCTGGGATTGCTTTCTGTTTTGTGGCTTATCTTACCAACATTGTCGCTCTTCTTCACCTCGTAAGGCTTGAAGTCGATGCCCGTGAGGAAGGCACGTGTGCGCCCGATGTCGCCAGCCTTCCAGTGGGTCTCTGGCTGGAAGTTGATGCGTGTACCGACAATGTTCTTGGCTACGTTGAATTTCTCAACCGAATCGGCAGGCTTGGTTTTCAAGCCAACCTTGAACGAGCCGAAGCCGTCGAGGACTACTCGGTCGCCATTTCGCATGTGGCGAGCCATTACGTTGACGAGTTCACGCAGAACTGCGTAGACATCCGCCTGCTTTGCAGAGGTGTTTTCCTCAATCTCCTTAGAGATAGACTCGAGGTCGGCAACATCACTGACAACAGCACGAGCATAGAACTTGCCTTTGGTTTTACTCTTTGTGCGAACGTCTTGGTAAATCTTAAATTTTACTGACATAATACATTGATTTTAAGGGTTAATAAATAGATTTATAGAAAGCTATGCTTTGGATTTCTGTTCCTGCTGCTGTTCGAGAACCATTCTAAACAGTCGCTCTTTCTCTTGGTACTTTTGGAGGTTCCGCTTATCAGCCTCTCTTTTCTCTTTACGATCCTTGCGCTTAACGAACGACTTATAACGCTTGATGTTGTCGAGAACGTTCTTGTGCTGACGGAGGAACTCGGCTGGGTCAGTGCGGAGCAACTTGATGAGTTGGGCTATCTCTGAGCGTCCGAAGAGTATCGGGTGCTTGCAGAGGAACTTACCAGTGTCGTTGAATGATTGCAGCTCGGCAAATGCTTGAAGATTGCGGATGCGCAGTTCTGCCATTTCTGCTACGGCTTGTGCGGTGGGCTTTGTCTCCAGCAATTCGTCGAGCTGCTTCATCTTTCGCCAAGTGTTGATGCGGTCGTTATAGATAACGGTTGCCATCTGTACGTCCGCATCAGTAAGGTTTTCCCAGTCTATTTTCGGGTACTCTTCTTCTTTTTTTTTGGAGTTGCTTTCGCCTTCTCCTTCTTAGAAGAAGCATCGTCCTTATCCTCTGAAGGCGCAGTAGGTTCCTCTGATGATTGCTCTGTAGACTCGTTATCTTCAGAACCCTCTTCAGATGAATCATCGCCACCCTCTCCTTCCGATGGGTCCTCGTTGCCTTCGCCACCGTCAGTGTCTGGGCTTTCATCTCCATTGCTGTTGAGTGTTTCAGGATTCTCGTCGCCATCTTCAGAAGAGTTGTTGGCGTTGTTATTATCCTCGTCGGCTGCTTGATTAGCATACTCACGTCGATTACGTACGATTTCGTCGTGCTCGCAATGGTCGAGAAGTAAGAAGAGTATCTCCTCGTGATTCTTCTCTGGAGCAAGGTCGAAGCGTGTGAAATCGGTAAGATGTGGTGCTTTATCGTGCAACAGGGCAAGGTCGGCTTCCACGACTGTTGGGCTTACCAACTTATGGAAGTGCGTTAATTTCTCTTTTGCGCTGTACATATTGTAAAAGTAAAATGGTGAATAACTCCCCTCCCGTGTCAGGGAGGGGTGAGCGGTTAGGCTTCAGTTCTTGAGACCTCGACAAGTGTTGTGGTGTCAAGAACACGGAAGGTGATAGACGCACCTGTCTTCGCTGTCCACGTTGCGCCCTCCTCGAGAACGAAGGTAGAACCGTCAGCAATGGTTGCAGGCTTATCAGTACCAGCACCAACGAGCGTGATGTATCTACCCTTGTCGCTCTTACTGAGTCCACTGACTGTAGCGATAGCAGCTGCTGCTGACGTTCCGTTTGGAATCGTGTATGTGTTACTGCCTGCTGTGATAGCTACATCTGTAGCATCCGCATTGATAGCAGTAGCAGCAGTAACAGCTGGATTGCCAGTGTAAATCAGTGGAAGGTCGACAGAACTACGCTTGAAGGTAAGTGTGGTGTAACGACCGTCCTTATCGTCCTTCGTCTCAGTGTTAGAGAGGATGATTGGACGCTCGAGTTCACCAACGATATACCACTCTTTCTTCTTAATGTGCTTGTAAAGAGCGATAAACTTACCACCGCTGTACTCCTCAATGAAGTTATAAAGGTTTGCACGAGCTCCGCCCATTACCATTACAAGCTGATTTTCGCCTGTGGTAGTGATGTCTCCCTTCTCTGTGGTACCAGTGAAGGTTGGAATGTCGTGTGCCTCGAAGTAGTGTGGTATCTCATTCGGTTTCAAAGGAACAGGTGCAACCTCACGGTTAGCGTTAGGTTGTGGGAACTCCTTGGTGCGGTCGATTTGGTCGAGCGCAATGAGATAAACGATGTAAGAGATAGCACTACCGTGTGTATCTCTATCAGACACATCGTCGACGTGACCGAGCAATGCCATAGAGGCAAGAGAAACTCCTGAACCAGCAGCTGCACCGAGAGAGTGGTCAAGCAGCGCAGCTACGAGCATGAGGATGCCAAAAATAGCAAACGTAGCCATGAACATATTGCGTGACAGACGATTTGCGTAGTTAAATCCTTTCATAGGATTATACGCACGATAGCGTTTCTGAATATTGTTCTTTTTCATTTTTATTTCTATTAATTATTGATTAAAGAAAGGAACTGAGGAATTAAGCCATTACCGAGGCTTTTCATCCATAGGCTTAACTCTCAGTTCCTTAGTCATTCATCTATCGAGCACCTGGCAGATTAGGCTGCAGGTCCTTATTGATGGTGCGTTTGCCACCGACACAACGCTCCAACTCACGGAACTTGTTGTCGCTACCGAGGATTACCATGATGTAGTCGCCTACAGCTGTAGCGGTGAAGGCAGCCGTGATGCTATCGAACTTACCAGACTTAGCAATCTCTGGCAACTTAGTTTTGTCACCGCACTCGATACAGTATGCTACACCAGCCTTTGCATTCTCGATATCGGTGATAGTTGTCAGTGTTGTGGTACTGTCGGTGATCTGCCAGAAACCGTTATTACCGTCAACCTTATCGGTGATAGTAGATGCAAAGAGGTTGATGAAGATCTGCTGCCACTCGTAGTTATTCTTATCCATCTCATCCTTAGTGGCAAAGCGACGACCAGTGAATGAAGCAGAAGTACCCTCTTTCCACACACTCCAAGCACGAACCTGCTCCATGCTTTCCTGCATCTTCACAGAGAGCATCTCGCCTGGTACATACTCAAGGAACTGAATATTGCCTGGTTCGTGAAGCATCATGAATGTAGTCTGTCCGAGATAAGGCAACCAAATGATGCGCATTGTAGTGTCTGGTACCACGCTCAATGCACCCATAGGTCCAGTAAAGTCTGTATCCTTACCGTAGGTAGAGCGAACATTCTTAATCCACCATGCCTGATGGTTCTTGTTCAAGTAAACTACGTGGTTGTCGAGATCCATATCCTCTGTGATAGAGGCACGAACGTCAGCGATGAACTCCTGAACAGCTGGGAGGAAGGTTGCCTGTGTGTAAGTGCGATATGTACTCTCATTGTGTGGCTTGAGGTCGTACTGGTGTACATAGCGCAACAAAGTGTAGAGAACACCAGTAGCAGCATTGAGGTAGCTACCTGCAACACCCTTATCAGGCTTCACGTAGATACCACGCATACGGCGTTTGTTCTGCTCAACCTGTGCAGCACGGAGGGTATTGAGCAACTGGTACTCAATCATAGACCACTTGATAGGGTCAGAACCTTCCTTATTGAGGTAACCAATATACTTACGCTCGATCTCTTTCATTGGTCCCCATTCCATCTTGATCATAGCGTCGTCAACGTAACCATAGTGGTTCTCAATCTTCATACCGCCCTTGAAGACCTCACCAGACTGGTAAGCCTGAGAAACCTCATCGAAGAAGGCGTTGAAAACAAGACCACGGTCCTGGTAGCCGTAAGCGACTGGGAAGAACTGAGTAAGGTCACGTACCTGTAGAACACGAGCGATGAGTGCATCCTGACGAAGTACAACGAACTGATCGCCAAGACCTGCGTTGTCTACTCCATCGTAGTTCGTAGCGTAAGTTCCCTTTGCAAGCGCAGCTGCATCAAGCATCTTGTTCTGCTGAAGGTACTGATAGCGGTGTTTGAGCGAATTAGCATAATTGCGTACCTCCTTATAGAAGGCAGCACCATCTACTTGCTCGTCAACCTCTGGCAGAGATGCTGCTGCACGTGGGTTAGCAGCAATCTGATTCCAACGATTCTTCATTGAGAAGAAAGGATGCTCAACACCGAAGAGATAATCAGCTGTGTTAGCGAAACCATTAACACTTAGAGGAATAGTATTCACAGTTTGCGCAGGAACATCAGGTGCAGGGTTAGAACCCATTGCCTGAATGTCAGCACGCATACCCTTAATACCCTCAAGAATACCCTCAAGAGTTGCGTTGCCTTGCTGTGCAGGCTGCTGTTCACCATTATCATCAGCTGCTGCTGAAGGCTCACCACCATTCAGAACTGACTGAATGGTGTTCAGCATCTTCTGAAACTCATCCGCCTGTTGAGCTGTCTTCTGTGTAGCTTTTTCCGAAGCAATATCATCAGCAAGCGTACTCTGGTACTTCTTCTGATACTCTGCTACAACAGAGTTGAACTCTTCCTGTGACAGACTTTTGTCTTCAAATTTCTGCTTAAAGCCAAGAAATTCGATGACACTTGTAAGTTTTTCTTTTAAACTCATAAATAACTAAAAATTAAAATGATACATTTATATATTGTAAACGGCAGTTTTAAGTTTTTTTGCCTCAGTATATTCACGACCCATCGTAGCAGTTTCAACGATAGCTTCTACCATCGTCTTGCTACCATCTGTCAGACCGAGTTCCACAGCCTGAGGAGTATAGAAGGTTTCACCACGCAAGACAGGAGTATCGTCAGGAAGGTCAGCTATTTTACTACGCTGTGAACGAACCTCGCTTAAGAACTGTGCATTCATAGGGTCGAGAATATCTTTCACAAATTGCTCATCCTGACCTTTACGAAGATCATCGAAGACCTTGTTCTTCAAGTCAGACTTAGTTGCTTTTGCTTCGACCTTCTTAATGCCGAGCTTCGCAAAGTATTCTTCAAAATCGTAGAAGCTGCACATAGTTCCAATGCAGCCTACATAGTCATTCTGTGTCATAGCGTAGATGCGCTGACCGTGGCATCCGATGTAATATCCAGCTGAGCAACACATCTGTTCATAAAAGGTGAGGATAGGTTTCTCGCAGCTGCGTAGTGTTTCGCTCAGACGGTCGAGGTACCACGCTTCACCACCTGGTGAGTTGATGTGGAGAAAGTGACAAGATATTTGCGGATTAGCTTCAGCTGCAAGCAGGTCTGATTGAAGCTGCTTACTTGAGAAGTAGTAATACGAATCAGACATCACGGTACCGAACACACGATGATAAGCAATACTGTTATCAGGCAGTTGCTCATCACTGAACTCATCTGTAAGTGTAATAGGAGCGGTGTTTTCTTGATTCGTTACCTTCTGAATGTCCAAGAGCGCAAGATGTGATTCAAGCTGATACCAAGTATGACTACCAAGATAAGCAAGCATTTCATCCTTTGTCATACCGAATGCTGACTTCACTTCGGGTTTTTCGGGTGTCTTACCGTTGAGCGGAAAGGCGGTTAGCATCGCCTGTCGGAATCCGTCAATGGTAATAAACAAGGGTTTTCCCGAGGAGAGTAGAGACTGTAATTCTTTCATCAATATTCTTTTTGATGCGAATTTACTATATAATAAGGTGTAGGCAAAAGACCTACAGAAGGGGGTCTGTGAGCATTTTACACTTGATTACGAGATTTGCGGAGTTCAAATTTGAAGATATCTGAACTCGAGCAGGAATATCTGACGTTCCGATGTTATGAGTTTTCCTATCAGATGTCTTGATTGTAACAATAGCACTTCTCTCTATTGAGAAGGCTCTGCGGGTTTCTTCGTCGGGTAAGTCTATAACTATGGTTTTATCGCAGTTCCAAGAATTACCAGCTTCATTGTCAGTAAGTTGTGGTATATATGAGAATGTGTCTGCAATGAAATCATACACTTTCTTCTTTCCTTCTCTATTTGGATTTACAAGTCTCACTTGTACGGTGTTTAAAAATTCTAACATATCATAAAACATTTGAGTGACAAAAACGACAGTTTGGTATGTATTAAAAAATATTAAATACATACAACTTTTTGATACTTACGAACCTTCTTGGGTCTAAGTCGGTTTCGGAAGCGGTAGTAATTCTTCAATAATGCATCTGAAGATATAGACTTCAATTGATAGCTACGAATGAAGTCATAGATAACATCGAGGTTTCTCTTCTGTCGACCGAACTCTTCATTCTCCAATAGAACACGATGGAGTTCGAAATTGAACATCCTTCGTATCTGAGCTTCTATTTCCTTAGCTGCTGCTGGAGATAGGTAATTGTAATAAGCAGGATCTTTCCAAGGGCTTGCGATAACACCAGCCTTGCGCTGTGGTAAGTGAATACGGAGGTTGCCATTTACGACATCAGGTTGATTGCTGCGTTGCTTTGTCATATTCTCCCATACGCAGAAGTATAGGTCTGTGGTGCTTGGAATCTTGACACCACCAGTAACTGTGTCTTTACAATATTTTGCACTTATATATTCTGCAAGGTATTGCTCAATTTGAATTGTGACAACTCGTTTCGCAGACCATTTTTTTTTCTCCATATCCTTTTTTAGTTTTTAGCCGTCCTACCGTCCTACATTCCTACAAAATTAGACTTAATTAACGCAAAGTTACAGATTATCAATGAGATAACAAAGTTTTATCACTCAAAAGTTTTATTATTTCACTCTCTTTTTTCATCCTACAATCCTACAAAAACACATATTTTGTAGGACGACGAATCCAAAACAGAGAAAAACACGAAAAATCCTATTTCCTACAACGTCCTACAATCCTACAAATAGACAATTAAATCCTATTTCCTATAATAATAATATAACTATTTGATTTATAGGTATATATGTATATTATAGGTTTGAAAAGAAAAACAATTTGTAGGATTGTAGGATTGTAGGATGGTGTTTTTCTGAAAATTTATTTTCAAAAGTCACGTTTTCGAGGTTTCTTCTGAAAATTGGGGGTACGGGGGATTTTTTCGCCACCTTCAGTAATAAAGAATGTGATATAGATGTGATATGGTATTGATATGATATGTGATATAGATAGAATAAAATGAGCCGTACCTATTCATCCGAACTGGCACGGCTCTAAAGGAATTTGATACTTTCATTAAAAAGGTTCATCACTTCCGTCTGACGGCTCAAATGGCAAGTCTTGCGGAAGAGTTTTTTTCGGTGGTTCTTCAGTTGTGTTAGTTACCTTAGTTTCGACTGGCTTGCTTTCTTTATTACTGTCGTCAGCACAATCTCTTCTAAAGTCGATATTGTATGACTCGACAAATTTGTCGTAATCTATAATGATAGCACTTGTAGATGTGCTCTTCTGCTTGCGCAGCTTAACCATACTTCCATCACGAAGGTCTGCGTCGTCGACAGTCTCCTCCCATATGAATCTTCTTGAAGATACTGTGCCGACGTATGAAGAATGACTACGTAGGTTTTGTTCTATCGTTGACAGCGTGCTATTCTCATTGTTATATCCGCTTCTGTCGAAGATACTGAAGACTGCACTCAAGCGTAAGAACATAATATTCGCACCTGCTTCAAAGGTGAAGGTCTTGGCGTCTCCACGTGAATCTTTACCTGTAACCTTCTTGGGTTGCTCGATAAGGAATTCACGTCCTTCTATGATTTGTCTCGTGTCAATCATATTGTTGACAGCTGTGAAGAACATCGCCAGCTTATCAGTACTACGAATAAGTGATAACTGGAATTGTACCTTCTCTTGAACTATCTTGAAGAACTCGTCGTAGGTAAACGGTAGACGAAGGTTAGAATATCGCTCGATTAGTTTGACTGTTCCCAAGAAGAGGGATGCTGTCTTCAGCAAGCGGTCCATCTCACCAGAGTTGATGATGTCTTGCTTCAGCTCGTTGTACGCCTCTTGTTTAAGGCTTCTGAAATGGTCCATAAACATAGGACGAAGCTCCAGGATCTGAAGAAGTACATTTGAAAGACCTATCTTATTCGGGTCTTCAATTGTTTTTAGTTCTTCGAAGAGGCGCACTTCCTCTGGTGTACGGTTACGAGGCTTCGGAACTTCGCAGACAATCACACGACTCATAAGAGCGTTGTCATCACGCTGTGGTGTTTCTTGACCGCAGATGATGACAGGTGCGAAAACCTTATCATTCTCAATCTCTCGTCCAGAGGTTCCTTTTCTCTTTTGCTTACCGTCACCGTCATATACGATACCTTTCAGAGCTTGGAACTTGGTGTCGCTGATATCCTTGTTGTTATACTCATCAAGAACCACAGGAACGTCCTTGAATGTACCCATGATGGTAGACATCGCAGCATCGGTACCTGTGTTAAGGTTGAAGATAGGTATATTAGGAGAAATGAACAGCGAGCGGATTGAGATTGCTATCTGTGTCTTACCAGACGACATCGGACCCATGAAAAATGGAGCGGTGAAAAGTCTATCGATGCAGTGGATGTTGCTTCTGAAGGCGCACATAATTGCAAAAACTAAAGCCCATTTACCATTGTCATTAATCTTATACACCTGGTCCATCAGTGATGCCCACTTTTCGAAGCTGACCTTCTTCTCAGCTGGAACCTCTTTATATACAAGCTGACTGATAAGCTCGTACTTATCTGATTGCTTACCACTACCTGCGTAGATAGTTGAGAAAGCAGGAAGGTAGTAATTATTTTTGTTATGCGTAACTACACCCAGCTCGTTAACTGGGTCAAACACCCACTGACCGTCGACATTGTGAAAGATACCATTGGCAAAGGCAAAGAACTGTTCATCTGTCTTTCGACTCATACCTTCGCTCTGCTGATTACCGTAGGTCTTCACCTCTGAACACATTACGAAGTGGCGACTCATATATGTTTTAATTGCCTTCCATTGCCACTCTTCACCATTGAAGTTCACAGCTTCGTAGTTTATTAAGACCTCCTCGATAGAGGACATCTTCAGCATTGCTTTAGAAGGTATTTCTATATATATAGGTGTTTCGTAATATCTACGATTGATACGCAGCACACGCTTGTTTTGTTCGAAATCATCTGAAAAGATATGAAGCAATGGTGTCATAAAGAAGTCAGCAACTTGCGTCATGCCGTTACCATTCTTGTTGCGGAACATGTAGCACACTGGCTCGCTCTTCTTATTGAGTCGTGGGTAATATCCACTCTCTTTCCACATCCTCTTGTACTCTTCGTTCTCTTGTACATAGTCTGGAGGTTCGTTCACATCAAACTCTTCATCGTCGAGGTTGTCTGCTTGCATACTCACCTTCATTGCAGACTTACGCTTGAGGACGAAAGGCTTTCTTATCTCGTCAAACTGCCCCTTAGTTAGCTTGAGCAAAGAACAGTAATGATTTCTATTTATGGTTATAACAGTGTCGTCAGCGTAAGATGTTAGTTCTATACAACGTGAGACAAGAGGAACTCGGTCTCCATTGAAGTTTTCGAAGAACTTACCGTGCAATGCTATGTAATAGTCAAGGAACGAGCCTGTACTATCACTGAAGGTCATGTCTATCCTAATACCTGCACGAAACATCTCTGTGAGAGTATGCAAGTAATTGTTTTCGTCGCCATCATCAGTAATATCACAACCAGTCTCTGAGGAAACAAAATAACAGTAGACACGTCGTAATTCTTGAATATCATTCGTTGACGGGCGACCAGACACATACACGATAGGTTCTTCGCCATAGCCGTCGAGAAAATCCTGCATAACAGAGGTAATAATAGCAGGACGGTCGCTTTCAATATTCTCCTTTAGCGCATCGATTCCGAAGATACCAGCCTGTGTATTTGTATTAGCGACAGATTCTTTTAGTTGAGTACGAATACTTCGCACCTTATTATCGATGAGTCCAATTTTGCTTCGGAAATCTTCTGCAATTGATTTGATATATTCCAAACGCAGAACAGAGTCTTGCACACAGGCTACGAGGGAACAGATGGAGTTTAAGCAGTCTGTGATAACTGTCTCATCCTTGCAGCCTCGTGGAAGAATCATACGCTTGAACGCTTTTGGGAAAGGTTCTGTGAGTTCCTTTAACTTCTTGCTTGTAAGGCTGCCGTGTGCTTTAGCGAACTCGTCTGGGTCCATACCTTTTTCAAGGCGGATGCAGCGCACCTTTGCCCCAGCCTTTAAAAGCAGTTCACAGTTCTTTAACGATGCCTTGACGCCAGCAGGGTCGGCATCGTAAACCATTATGATATCATCTGTGAAACGAAGTAATAACTTCACTTGATCTTCAGTGAATGCGGTACCACTTCCTCCTATAACATTCTCGACACCTACCTTATGCAGAGACATTACGTCAAACTGACCTTCGACAAGATAGGCGAAGCCTGTCTTTCCTATACTCTTGCGTGCCTGGTATAATCCAAAGATGTGCTTACCTTTCGTAAACAGAGGTGTTTCGCCTGTGTTGACATATTTACCAGTACCATCTTTTGGTGTGACGATTCTACCTGAGAATCCTACGATATGACCTTGCATGTCGTAGAAGGGAAACATTAAGCGGTCACGGAACCTGTCGTATAAGCGACCTTCACTATTTCCAAGCACATCTACTTCTTGCAATAATTCTTGTGAATAACCAGCTTTTGATAGCTCTGCAAGAGCAAGGTTACCCATTGGAGCATAACCTACACCGAAGTCGGTCAATGCTTTGTCAGAAAGACTATATCCACGTGATGCAAGGAAACTCTCTGCTTGCCCAAGGTTCTTCTGAAAGAACTTTGCAGCAGCATCTATTGCGATACGTTGCGCTTCCCTTCTCTTGTAGACAGCTTCTTCCTCTGGTGTGAGTTCCTTGGTAGGGAACTCAATGCCTGCTTGATTAGCACACCAGCGCAGAGCCTCTATGAAGCTTAGGTTTAGGTGATGCTGTACAAAGGATATAACATCTCCACTTGCTCCGCACACGAAGCAGTGATAAGTCTGTCTTGATGGACTGACGACCATAGATGGTGAGTGGTCATCATGAAAAGGGCAGACAACCTTATAGTTCGCACCTGTCTTGTGTAGGCGAGTAAAGGTTTCTATTACATTTACAATGTTTAGAGCTGACTTTACTTTTTCAATGAAATTCTTATCTATCATATTCCTTATTCTTCATTTTCCTCGAACAAATCCAACTGGCGTGATTCAAGTGCCTCTTGTAAGGTTACGCCTAAGTATTCAGCTACCGCAGCATACTCTTTGCTGCTTATATTTTTTCTTCCATAGTACAAGTCCCAAAATCGACGTTGATTTATTCCTGTTTCCGTGTAAAAGGCTCTTGTTGGCGTGAAGTCTTCTGGGTGGCGAAACTTTATCTTCAACATCTCCATAAGGATATTGCGCTTGACTTGCAATCCGACTGTAAGGCGATTGCGTAAAGCAAAGAGGCGAACAGACATAGAACTTCTGTTCAATGCTCTTCCCATCTGTTCAAATGACAGTTTACCAAGATTGTTCTTAACAAAGGTAGCATCACCTTCTGTCCACCGTTTATTAGCTATTTTGTTTCTAATCATATCTATAGGAGTCTAAGTTAAGAAAACAATATCTAAACATCCTTCAGAAACAGCACATGGTTGTACTGGAGGTCAAAACTCAAAATCGTTGTAGCTTCGGTTGGATGAATGCGCCCAAGTTGAACCTGAGCGTATATCCGTAGAGCTTCGTGTAATAATCGAAGTTCTCGCTCTGAAAGGTCTTGTATGGAGAATTTTCCCCAGTTATCTTTGTCTATAAACATTTTTTTCTTAGATATTCTGTGACTCCCTGCCTGATTTTCTTTCGTACTGACGGGCTTAATGTTAACTTTTGATTAGGATCCTTGTGAGAAAACCGAAAAGACATCCTAAAACCCATTTTGCGGATAGCCTTTTTTCTAATTTTTCTAATGCTGGTCATAGTTATTCAAATTTAAGGTCATACAATTTGTTTCTTTCCAGCGAGCTACCAAAGACTCCTACAAGGTCACCATCTTCTTTATTTTCTCTCCATTCAAATTCAGTAGAGAAACCCTCTCCTTTATCATTCCAAATGATACCCTCATTCTCGAGATGACCCGTCACTTGGCGGACATGTCCATGGCTTAGTTTCATCTCGTCGATTACGATACCTAAATTTAATGCGTCAATTGCTTTTTCAAATTCCTTTGTTTTCATAAGCTTGTTTTTTCTTTTTACATTCCTGTTCAGTAGAATACTGAACATACCTTTTAAGTAAATTACAGTATATACCATTTATGCACATGCGATGAGAATCGCAGTTTAGACATTCTTTATGCATCAGGGAAGAGCTCGTTTTCTGGTATCTTAAGAAACTCCGAGATTACCTTTCTCTTCAGTGGGTCGGGGGTAAAGTCGCCTCTCAACCACCTATATACCGTGGACTCGTTCACACGGCATAATTTACTTAACTTAGCAATCTCTTCATACCGCTGATTTGGAAGAGAATCGATGTACTCTTTAAATCTCATTTTTTATATTTTTAATGTTCATTTTATTGCGCCCTCGATAGAAATTTACTATTTTCGTGACGCAAGTTATACTTTCGTAGCGCAAAGTTCTAACATTTATTTGAAATAACCAAATAAATGAGAGATTATTTCTCTCATTTATTAAATAATAATAAAAATGGAAGAAGAAACTATTACAACTCGAATCGCTCAATTGATGACTAGGGAAGGTCATACGGTGAACACATTTGCTCGTAAGTTAAACATCCCTTGGAGTTCTGCGAATAATATAGTATCTGGTAGAAATGCTCCTAATTATGATACCATAGTGAAGATATTAACCAGTTTCAACGGAATAGATGCTAACTGGTTGATTATGGGAGAGAAAAAAGAGGAGGAAACGGATGCAGATAAGCTGTATTCTATAATTTCGATGCAACAGAAAACCATAGAGCATCAGCAGCAGACCATCGAGCGTTTGACTGCTAAGCTCGTTGAAGGAGTGTCTGAAAAACCTGCTAAAAAAGTAGCGAATGTCGTGTGATTAGGATGCATCCGAAAAGGATTATAGAGTGATTTTACGGTATATTTTATCAAATATTTGAAAGAGAAAATCTCTCAAATATTTGATTTGCAAAGATATATCAAAAGAACAATATCGGTGAGAACTCGGTGAATTTTTAGCAAAAACCTAAAATAGCCCTATTGAATATCAGCGTATTAGAAAGATAAAAATTGTATCTGAAATCTGGTCATCCCGACTCATTTAAGACAAAGATACTGATTTACAGATTAATATCTGTGGTCGGTGGTAAAGTGGTCGGTGAAAAGTCGGTGAACTTTACTCAAATTAGGTAAAACAATATTCAATAGGGCATTTCACACAAAAATTGGGAAATGCCAAAAAAAAATTTTTCTTCAAAAAACAGACAAACGGCTATCAATGAGATTGTAGGATGGAAGACACCTAAGTTTCATCAAGCCTCTGAATGTTATGTTTCTCTTTCTGCATTTGACCCAGAGAGGGGAAAGTTTCGTATAAAGAAATTTATGCTCGACCATGTCAAAGGTAAGCGTAATCAGAGAGAGTATGGAGAAGCCCTTATAAAAAGGTTGACTGAAAAACTTATGCAAGGCTGGAACCCATGGGTGGAACTCGTACAACCTCTTGAGTACACATCATTCGATGATGCGTGCACAAAGTACGAGGCTTATCTATTCAAACTCCTTAAGGAACACAACATGCGTGAGGAGTCTGTTGTATCGTATTGTAGCAGGATTAAGATTCTGAAAGAGTGGAAGAAAAAACAGAATGTCAATCTGTATTACACTTATCAATTCGATAGCAAGATGGTAGGTCAATTTTTGGAGTACGTTTTTGTCGACAGGAATAACACGCTCCGAACAAGAAACAATTACCTCTCTTGGCTCAAGACCTTCTGCAAGTATCTACTGGAGCGTGGATACATATCTTCAGACCCTACAGAACATTTTTCAATCGTGCAGCGTCGAGGTCAGCTTAAGAACCGCGATGTTATTCCTGATGATGTCTTGGAGCGAATAAAGGGGTGGCTGATGGAACACAACAAGCATTACCTGCTTGCCTGCTATATTCTACATTATTTATTCGTGCGCCCAAAAGAGATGAGTTATATTAAGGTAGGAGACTTTAATATAGCAAAGAAAACATTATATCTTCATGGTTCAATTGCAAAGAATCATAACGATGCTCTCTTAACGCTTCCTGATCATGTCATTAAATTAATGATAGACCTGCGCATCTTCGATAATCCAGGACAGTATTTTCTCTTTAGTAATGATTTCAGACCAGGAAAGGAACGAAGAACAGAAAAGGCGTTCAGAGATTACTGGAGTCGTCATATTCGCACGAACTTAAAGCTGACTGACAGATATAAATTCTATAGTCTCAAAGACACAGGTATCACGAATATGCTGCGTGCTAATACCGATATACTTACCGTGAGAGACCAGGCACGACATTCATCGATATTGATTACAGATATATACACTCCCAAGGATATTCAGCAGGCTAATCAACTGCTATTAAATTACAAGGGAGTGCTTTAATTCTATTAAAAGCAGGGCTGTAGGATGGATATTTCTCGTCCTACAGTCCATCTTTCCTACAATTATGAATATACAGAACATCCTCCGTGAGCTTAGTAATGAACTAAAAGGGCATAATGCACTAATACAGATACAAGTAGATGGGCAATACGTCATCAAGCATATTGGTGACGTCAACAAATTGGTCGACAACCCTACTCTGATTGCATACCAGGAGGATAGTTCTTTCCTTGACTGGGTGGAAGGTGAAATTGAAAAGGAAACATATACTGCTGGGACGATTGCGAATCATAAGGCAGCATTAGCGGTTCTAAGACGATTTAAGAAAGATATGACCTTCACTCAGATTGATTATAAATGTATATGCGATTTCGAGAACTTCCTAAAGAATGCTGGATATGCGATTAATACCATAGCTAAGTTTATGAAGATATTTCGTCGATTCGTCAATCTTGCTATCGACGAGGAACTGATGACTGTCTATCCTTTTCGCAAGTATCATATCAAGACTGAGAATGTGCAGAAGCAATCGCTGACAGAAAGAGAATTGAGGAGGATAGAAGATAAGGAGGAGAAGGAAGAATTGACAGAAGAGGAGAGGAAAGTAGTTAAAGGTTTTCTATTCAGCGTCTATTCAGGTCTTCGTTTCTCGGATATTGTGCAAGTAACTAAGCAGCACATTAAGAATATCTATCGGAACAAGTGGGTTGTAATGCGAATGCAGAAGACAGACCACGAGGTGAGAATACCTATCTCTAAGATGTTTGGAGGCAAGGCTGCTGTAATGGTACAAGAGAACAAGACAACTACAGGTAAACTCTTTCTGTTGCCTTGTAACGCTCGCTGTAACTTGGTACTTAAGCGTGTGCTTAAGCGGTTCAATATACATAGACACATTACTTTTCATTGTGCCAGGCATACGTGCGCTACTGTGCTATTGAGTAAGGGAGTAAGCTTACCTATTATACAACACATATTAGGGCATCAGAGCATAAAGACTACACAGGTGTATTCAGCCGTGAAAGACACGACGATTAACAAAGAAATAAGGCGAGCATTCAGGTAAAGGTTCCATCGGGACTATCTTCTACAATATAAGAACAGATAACCTATCAGATTTGAAACATTTTAAAGCTATAAAATCTCTTCCGTCTACACAGTCAACTCCTCGCTCATATTTCTACAATACGAAAAGAATAGATATACCAGAGAACGTTACATCGCTTGGTCGTTATGTGTTAGGTTTCAATTTAGCAACAGTTGTCGTTTTTCATGGAAAAACTCCCCCAAGTCACGACTGGACATTTTCTAACACAACAGGAACCTACGATACATGCACACCTAATGGGTGCAAGTTTTATGTCCCTGATGAGAGTTTGGAAGCGTATAAAAAGGCTTTTACAAGTAACCCTTGTCCATTAAGAGATACATCTATTATTCGTCCTATGAGCGAGTATCACGAATGATACTTACTCATAGGGAGTATCGCTTTTGCGAACTTGCTATAAAAAGGGACTTGCTTGTAAAGTTCAACGCTTCCGTCTGGAACATATAGTGTTGTGCCTTTGTTGGCAAACCACAAGAAATATGCAGAAGGGTCGGTGTTCTCAGGAGGATTTTCTGCATGTAGTATAACTCGTTTCAACGAATAAGCACCATTTATTACCATTCCGAAGGTAAATCGTATATCCTTACTTAATATAACTATTTCTTCGACATCATAACAATTCAGAAGTAATCCACCACTTACTTTCTTTAGCGAACTCGGATAAACTACACGCTTCAAACGCTTACAGTCTCTGACAGGGGCAAAGCTTATCTGTTCCCAAAGGTGCAGAAAACTTAGGTCTAAATCCTTAATAGAGTCTTTGCCTATGAATATAGTTCCGATGGGATTAAAACGGTGTTTAGATACTGTTTTAATCCCATCGGGACTGTTTTTTCAAAAGCAAATATATCGTATTTTGACGAGTTTAGATTTTTCCCAGTAAAACATATGAATAATACCTTTCGAGGCAATATGAATTTAAAACGGATAAGTCTTCCGAAGACTCTCGTCGATATGGAGTACGCTCTATACGATGCAGAATCTCTTGAAAGTATTGTTATCCCCCAATCAGTTCAAAGGATTTCCGCACTTGAATTTGCTAATGCGAATTTGTTATATGCAATAGTTTTGCCAGAAGTCCCTCCTACGTTTCATAATGGATATTACAACCCATTCGACAAGATTTATGATACGACTCATAAAATAAAGAAATACAAGATATATGTCCCTGATAATAGCTACGCAGAGTATGCTAAATCTCGTTTATGGAGTGACTATGAAAAGGTCGGAAGACTTGCTAAATTAAGTCAATTTCGTACGGATTTTCCTAATGAAAGTTACTTTGAATCAGAATTTTAATCCCATCGGAACTATGTTTAGAGGTGGGTCGTTTGAATCGCTGAAAGAACTTGGTATGTTTGGAGCTGTCGAGCTGAGTAAGGAAGCCTTCAAAAATACAACAGTAAAAGAGTCTATTGTTATACCTGAAGGTTGCACGAACGTAGCGACAGGAGCCTTTGGTAATGCCACAGTAAGAACGATAGAGCTACCTTCTACTGTATCTTTTCTCTCGGGTACTTGCTTTCACGAAGCACGTATCGACAATCTGATTTTCCATGGAACTCAGCCCCCTCGAAAATATGGATATTGGGAGTTCTTCGGAGCGAAGATAAAACACATATATGTTCCTGATGAAAGTGTAGATGCATATCGCTTAGCTAATCTTGCACAAGGATTAGGGTTTGAACCCCTCAGCGAGTATCACCCTTGATACTCGCTGAGAGGTGCGAAATGGTTTCTAATATTCTTCCCAGAATGTAAACTCTTAAATCTATCCACTAACTCGTTTCTAACGTATATCTTAATATCTCTTGGATAATCAATTCTATAGAACAGATAGATTAAATCAGGAATTTCAAAGGCATTCTTTTGTCTTAGAATTATCCTTTTCATTTTGTTAGTACCTATAAGAGCATTCGTAGCGAATATAATGTCTGTGCATTTTTCGTTCACATCTATCTCTTCTAATGAGGGACACCCACGAAAAGCGAATATATTATGTCTTATACCTTGTGGGTATTTTATTCTACGAAGCTTAGAGCATGACTCAAAACTGGTTTGATGGATTGTCTCTATATTGAATGCCTCCAAGTCCTTAGAAGGGTCAACGATATTACTTGCTTGGAAGATAGTCCCGATGGAACTAACAGCTGCGGCTTCTTCCATACTTAGCTCACCGTCACCGTCCTTATCCCAGTTTTCCACGCAAATGCGCTTCACCTCTGGGTCCTCGAAGCGAATCCACCACTTAGCGATGTTCAATTTAAGTTTTGGGTAATGAGTCATCAACGCATCGTAGGTGTCACGATACGCACCAGTGGTGAGGTTGATAGTACCGTCCAAGACAGGGTAAGGGTCATTGCCGTACTGACCCTCTGCGTCGATTCCTTGATAAGTGCCGTCTACCAGTTGGGAAAGTTTATCGAATGCTCGTCCATCCGTGAAGGTTTCATTGAAACCGACACAGCGCACGTAACGCAGGGCGTGAGGCACTTGCCCTACCTGTGCATCCATTATTCCAATGAGCATCTTAATCGGCTGAAGGTTATCACACCCACTCACGAAGCAACTCATAACGTTAGGAGCGCAGGCTTCGGTGTTACACTTCTCATTGGTGAGCTTGTCAAGGTTCTTTAATTCCACGTATGACGTGGAAGCAGGATAGTCGACTTCTTCGAGCGCACCACCATCAGCGAAGTGTGCTTCGGTTAGCGATGAGCCACCAGCGAGGAACTTACGCAGACGGAAGTTACTGCGCATATCAAGCGCACCTCCGAGCGTAGATATATTCTGAACATCAATTTCCTCTAACGAGGTAGTATTACCGAGCGTAAGCGAAGCTATGAGTATCTTCACCTTCTGTTCGTTCTCATCACCGAGTTTCAATCGCTTGAGTCGCTTACCAATGATTGACAGCGCACCGTTAATTACATACGAACTCCAATCGCCAATATCGAGCAGGTAGTCAGCTGACTTGACAGATAGCTGCTGGTCAGACGTACCGTTAATGTCGACGACTATCTCGCAAGGCTTACCTGCATCTGTACGAGCACCTCGCATGATTGTGGTACCGTACGCAATGGTAGGATATAACTTCATTGCAGGCGTTAATCGCAGAACGATTGAGTTTGTCGTTGCGTCAGCCTGTGCGGAGGTACGCACGGTAATTGCCCCTTCAGCGGTCTTTGCGTCATAATCACCGAAGGAATACTTAGACATAAGGTACTGAATGCGTTTCTTTACCCAAGCAACCTCTGGAGACTTACCATCACCAAGCGACTGGCCCAGTGGGTCGGTATCGTTCGTGTATGTTCCTTGCAGCATGGCGAGCTTCATTTTCTCGTACAGCTTGCCATCCTCATTATAGAGCATAGACGAGAAGTTATCTATCACAGAGAAGTAATACCTCTCGAAGTATGCAAAGAGTTTCTGCTGATGCGTACCCTTTTGCAGTCCTCCAAGTTCCTCCATCTTAGACATCATTCGTCTCATCATTTGCGCACGCTCCTCTGGATATGCCTGCTCCATTAAGTTCCACAACACAGACTTTTCACCGTTCCATACAGGCGTACCGTCAGCATAGGTATCGTGAAACTCTACCCAGTAAGGTTTTTTCATTAAACCTTGGTTTATGACTGTCAGGATAGTATCAAGGTCATCCTGACGGAACTTCCATTTACTCTTTGCCATATCTATTTTTTATTGAAATTATACGGATATGTATTCTTGGCACAGTTGTCAGTTGCTGCCTTCAACTCTACGTATAACTGATGAAAAAGCAGGTCCATAATATCCCAGTCCTGTGGCTGCTCTGCACGGAACTTTTGGATGCGTGCTGCCTTGAATAACTCATTGAGTTTAGCGACATCACTAATCGATGTGAATGTTTCCTCGGTCAATCCGTATTTATCACCGACCAACTGCTGACGAAGATTAACCACTGTTGCACCGCTATCGAGTGTTGATGGGCAGAACTTCTTATACAAGCTATCGTAATAGTATAGGTTGTACTGATTAGGGTCGCCTTCCTTCGCAATCCAATACTCAATATGCGTTGAATGTGGGTCAGCGTTCAGTTCATCAAGCGTACCGTTAAAAGGCTCTATGAATGTATTGCACGAATACACTATGTTATAAGCAGTGATATACGACTCTACGAGCTGCTCTGCTCGCTGACGGGTCTCATTATCTGCTGTAGTCTTATCATCCGCAGGGAGGTCAGCATAGTCTAAGTCCCAACAATTCTCCCAAGAGAGTTCAGATACTTGGTACTGATAGGCTTCTTCCTCCGCATTGTAGCGGATGCGCCTTTTGTCCCAAGGTACTTGATACAAGGTAAGGCGTGGAGAGTTATCAGAGCCTTCTATTGATAGGAGGTCAGGGAACAAGTCCTTGTCATAACCAAAAGTAGCTGCATCTCCCTTATCTGGCCCTACTGTAAAGAGACCGACGAACTTGTATGTAACAGTACCGTCTTCTGCGGTCTGCTTCTCAAATCCAACGAATGTCTCTTGATAGATAGACACTCGTGCTTCGCTATCCTGTTCGATACCCTCATTGGTTAAGCCTACCGCCTTCCATAGGTCTGTATATGAGTTTACAGAACCTAACTTGTGGTATTGCATAGAAGAAGCGATATTCTTCTTCGCTGTCAGCTTAGAGATTTTAGGCAGGTTCTTGAATAACTCAAACTTTTTCTGCGCTGTCTGACCGTCCTCATAGACGATAGTCGTGTCCTTAGCTACCTTCGCCTTCCAATTCCAAAGATAGTAAAGCATAGAAGATGTACCTTGACCTTGCAGCTGAAGGTTGGTAATCGTCAAACGGTTAAGGTTCGTATTGCCATCCTTAGGATAAATCTCAAGTGTTCCCTTTGGTCTATATGATTTACCGTATTCATAAGCCGGCAATGGCTTATCGAAAGTAAAGACATTTACTTTGCCACGCACTTTGTCAAAGTCGACCGTGGTACCGAGCGTATCATAGATGTCATTATCTATTTTCTCGGCACTCTTTTCTCCTACTGTTGCAAGTGCATTGATATAATCCTGATGCACGTTAGCAGCGTCCATTGCGCTGTCATAGATACGAATAGAGTACAAATCGACGTCAGCCTTATCAGAACCTATGACGATACCACCCCCTGAACCTATCTGCATAGAGTCTGTCAAGAGGTAAGCAAACTTACGAGCTTCAATGCCGTCAATGTAGAGGTAGACAAGGTTCAAGTAATAGGTATTTCCATTCAGTACGTAAGTGTACTTTTTCGGACTAATCACGAGCGCAAGACGAATGCGCACACCATCATCAGTACTCATCGCCTGAACATCAGGATTACGCTCGCTACGAGTTGCGAACATAATAGAAGATGGCTTCACCTTCAATCCAATATACCCCTTCTGATAAGGCATAGCGATAGAGATACACTCTGCATCGTAATCAGAGGTGTTATTAATCTGATAGTCTATCTCGATAGTCTTGCCACTCTGTGCTGCCTCCTTGGCGAAAGGCTTGTAATCTATCGTCAATCGTGAACCAGCGAGCAAGCGCAATATGCGTGCGCCCTCATCATCCGTCACCCAACCATCACGAGAGAATGCCACGTTCTGCCATTCAGCACCGATATGCTCGGAGTTGATGAGATTGCGGAGGGCATTGCGGTCCGTGTCGGTGTTATTTCTGTTCTTTGCGTTCAGATAGAACACCGCTCCTGCTGTAGCTGAATATCCTTGTGAGTTATCCACTGGGAAAGGAATAGCGTCACGCAAGCGCACCTCGTCTGTTGGGTGAGTTCTGAACCCAATCAACGCTGTGAAATCAGAGTTATCAATCGTCTCGACCTCAAGAGATAAAGTATATTGCATCTTGGTTTGTGTCAAAGTATTCTCAGACACATTCTCTTGAAGCACCTCGTTATCCTTCTTCATCAGGATTGACAGTGGTGTCGTTACCGCCTTGCCATCATATACAGCATATTCAAGTACTTTGTTCTCATACCAGTTAAGCAGTTTCTCTGCCTTATTATTCACGACTACCATCTTCACAGCTTCGTTATTAGCTACGGCCATAAAGTCGTAGCCTACAGGAGTAGTTTGGACGGTATTATCCTCATTCGATAGCCAAGCAGAGAGATGGAAGATACCAGTCTTATTCGTGAATGGCACGGTGTAAGCGACAGGCGATGACGTGTAAGTTGCGGTACCGAACTGACGCTCATACGTCTGCTCGTAGCCCTCACCTGTAATCTTCACATGAAGCGTCTTAGAGATGTTACCACTGATGTAACACGGCAGCACAATATCGCCTTGATAAGCCTTCCACCAGTTGAACTCTGATATTGAGAGGAAGAGCGCAGACAGCGTGATTGAATATACTAACGCAGGGGAGGTTTGTCCCGTCACCTCACCTGTAATCTTTACCATGATATTGTTTTGTCCGCTCTCAAGGAACTTGAATACATCAACCGTCGTCACGGTATTAGACTGACATCTACCACGAGCCTTAGACACGAAAGTACCATCGCCAGCCTTAGCGAAGATTTCATACGTTCCCCACTCACCGCTATCAACATAATCCGCCTGCCCAACATCCTTAGTGCGTGACACAAACATAAATCGAATAGCACACTCACCAGCTGACTTAGATGCCGATAGCGTAGTAGATGGCGACTGATTGACAGCACGGAGATAATAGAGAATAGTCTGCTGCTGTCCTCCACCTCCTTGCCCAATATTAAGTTCAGACAGCTTCATAGGGACCCACTCGTCACCGTTCCATACGAGTACGCATGTCTCAGATGTGAGTTCGTCTGTTTCGCTATTTACATTTGAAAGCTGTCCAAGGGTAGGGCGGTTCTTTGCAATCGTCTTCTTCACACGTTCCTCCTCAGAGTTCTGTGCATCGATTAACTCGTTGACCTTTTCAGGCAACTTGTTAAATTCGTCAGCGGTCAGTCGTCCGCCTGTCTGTTTATGTTCTAAGTAGAGTTTTTCTATCGCCATAATTATGATAGCTTAAAAGGAAAGATGTATGTAAATCCATTGTTGCCTTCTATCTCGACACCATGCGCAAGAGATAGAGCGTGACAAATGATGTCTTGAAGGAGTTTAGGATGAGAGGAAGAATAACTCTCACCCGTATTGTCTTCGATGCCACGGATAGAAGCTTGTACGAAGCGATTATCCTTTGTGCGACTTTCTGTGATATATACCTTGATGTGCTTCATTAAATCCGCCTATACTTTTTCAGAAGCCAAATAATGATATAAGCAATAGAAGCTAACATAGTTGCAGAGAGTGCGCCTATTGCCCATCCGCCAACATCCATCTTGATTTTCTGCCACCTGCTTAACTCTCGCTCAACGACCTTAGGGACCTCGATGTGTTCCATCATAGTTGCACGCAAGCTGTCATTGCTCGCCTTGTAGCGGTCAATAAGACGTAGGAGGGTAAGAGCGTCTTGTGTTGCATGCCAGTGGTCACGATAGCGGACAATCAACCGTTCCTTGATGTTGCCTTGTTCATCCTTAACGATTACAACGCTGTCATGAATAGCGACACTATCACGGATGTTTATCACCTGTCGAGTGATTAAGCTATCCTTGATATGTACGCTATCCTTCCTTGACATGTAGATAGTATCTGTGCGAATAGACTGCACAGGAACATACACTCTATGTGAACAGCTAACGCAAAGTACCGCAAAAAATATTGCAACGAATAGTAAATATTTCTTTTCCATATATCCCTTATTTAAAGATTAGCGTACTCTGTCTTTGCATCGAAGCACGGACAAGCTTTCATCCACTCGTTAGGCGTTATCTTGCCGTCCTTATTCAAGTCTGGTGAGAAGTCCCTATGTCCTTGAATTACGGCTGTGGGGTACTTCTTATGTAGCATCTTCAGTAGGGAACGCAGACTTGCTTTCTGTGCATCTGTGCGGTTATCAGTGGGTTTGCCATTGGTATCAATGCCACCAATATAAGCAACATTGAGTGAAACAGAATTAAAACCCTTAACGCCATTGCTTACTTTCTCCTCGTCAAGCAACTGTGTAATCTTTCCGTCTGGCGATACCACGTAATGATAACCAGGATTAACCCAGCCTTTACGCTTGAACTCCTGCTTTAAGCCCTCAATCGTCATGGATTGATGGCTCGCGGTGCAGTGAACCGCAATGTATTTTATATTTCTCATCTTACATTAATCGAATTTGGGTTTATTGTCGTTAATATCGACATTAGCTGATCTTAAATACTCGGAGAGGTAAGGAATCTTATCTATCATCTTCAGCGTCAAGACGTAATAGATAAACCCTGCCACTTTCCACATCGTTGTATCTTCAATGAGCATTTGTCGCCAGTTGCGCACGATATTCGTGCCGTAAAACCATATCGCCACACCGCACAACACTTTCACAACGCCCACCGTCTCCTCCTCGTTATGCAGGAAATGACCCGTGACAAACACTGCTGCGGTCATCACAAAGAAGAGGGTGCAATGACGAAAGAAAACCATTGACTTCTTCCAATCCCAATGCTCGCCATGCGTCATCCCTGCTATCCATCCGAAGACGTAATTGAGCACAAAGACAATGAGCATAGCGTACATGAAGTCACGAATAGGAAAGAACAGACTTAATAAGCCGCTAACAATACTCCCCATGATATACTTAAATTGTTCTAAATAGTTCATACGAATACACCTCCTTTCTTACAACAGATAGAGCCCTATACCCAATAGTGCTCCCGTCATCCCTGCCACGACATCGTGCCAATCGAACTGCTCCTTGCGGAAGTAATAGTCCATGCTCTCCTTGCCAAACATGACAATGAAAGCTGGTACGAGCGATAATAATAAACATGCATCAATGGCGTGCAGCCCACGGCATACTACCATCGAAACGATTAATCCTGCAATCATGTGCAGATACTTGTCGCTGCCAATGCTGGCGAGCTTACTGAAAAACTTGTATATTGCGTCCATAATTAAATTATTTATGCCCCTTTCAACACCGCCCTTGGGGCTTTTGTTCGTGAGTGGTGCGATATGTTGTTTTGAGTGGCGCCACTCGTATTCGTGAGTGGTGCGTGTCAGCGTCGTGAGTGGCGTGTGTCAGCGAGGTAACAAAATTTGCTCAATTTCTTAGCTAGTGGAATCAACTGCCCTCATGCATTCTCGTTATTTCTCCCGTACCTTTATCTATCACTTTGTTGCGCCACAAGACCCTGTACTCGAACTCGGGAGTTAAGGGAACGGGCGTGCCAACCTTGTACTGCTTATCCCACGTGGTGACATATAATATCTCGCCCGTTTCGTCAACATTCAGCGTCTTGCCCTGTCCATCGGCTTCGACCATGCCAACGGGTACAACCAAATCCTTAATGCCGAGGATTGGCACATCCACCTCGATACGGATGTTGTTGCCAAAGGTGCTGCGCTCAAAGCCTGTATTGCGCACAAAGAGTGTGAGGCTGATTAGCGCCGAAACATACACGCCATCTGATGCGTCCTTGACCGTCATGGTGAAAGCCTTGCGCCGTGCGTATGCCGTAATATCCGTTGGCAATACAATGCCGTTACGATTCAAGAGTAACATCGTGTTGCCCTGCTTATCCTTGATGATAAGATTAGCACGACCATCAATGATACCATATTCTATTCTGTCCTCCGTGCCTTGCGCAATGATATGTCGAGCGTCAATCGTGCCATCAGCATTGAAAATAGCCGAAGGCGTGCCGTTAGTGCCTTGTATCTTCGTCTTGTCAGCCACCATTGTCAACGTACTATTCTCGCCATCCAAATGGATTCCCACTGATTCAAGCCCCGTGCGGAGGTCACGAATGGCAGCGTCAATATTCTTATCGCCCACTTTCAGCTGTGCATCAAACTTCTTCGTGGTGTACGCCTGTGCCGACTGCCAATCGGCTATATCGAACGTATCACCCTTCTTCTTAGGTTTGACGCACACAAGGAGGTCGTTCTGATACTCCGTGCCGTAAGAGGCATTCGCCCACTGGTCGCCCTCATCGTATGGTGGCGTGGGCTGCGCCTTGACAAACACCCTGCGCTTGCCGTCTGCTGTATCCTGTGCTTGCTTCGCTGCTTCAAGCGACTTCAATACGTCAGCATCGGTGATCTCCTTCCAGTAATACGTCCCATCCGCCTGCTTCTCAAACGAGTACGACCTACCGCCACCCGTCTGTGCATAGCTTCGGTTATAGTAAATGTCATGCAAGTGCATCTCACGGGTTGCATCGTCCGTCCACTCATTGGCAGGCTCATTGGTCAGCGTTGGGATTGCGTCGCCGAACAATATTAAAAACTGCTTGTCCGCCTGCTGCTGAACAGCATTGATACGTCCTTGCATCGTCTCCAAGAAATCTTGCAGACGGATATACTCACTACGATTAGCTGGGTTCTCAACACGTATCTCGAAGTTCTGCTTATCAAACAAGAAAATAGGACGAGGCAATGTAAACGAATTGATGCCCTTTATAATCTTAAAGTAAGGTGAACCCTCTCCAGCTGCTGACTGAATGATAGCACTCTGTCTATCCTTATCAGTGAGATGACCTAATTGCACAACCTCGTCACCCATCTGCGGAGTATCGCTACCACTTGCGTAGTCATCTACATTTGTGTTATCAGCGATGTCAACATAGTCAGTTCCAACAGCGATGACACGTCTATGCCAGTAGTGATTAGACAACTGACCTCCAGCATCAATCAAGTTGAATGTCTCGCACAGAGCGAGGTCATCCACTCGCATAGAGTTATATATTCTACGTCCGTCAGCATCTTCTTGACGGAAGTAACATCTCCAAGCACCGGCTATTCTGTCAATCTTAGATATGACAAATCCGCCGGCTGAATTTACGACCTTACCCTTGATTTGAGAAGTCTTCATAATCTCAACCTCTTCTGCGGTGAGCTTACGATGCACGTGAAGATACTCAGCGTCGAGATGCCAGTTCCCTTCTTCGTCATGATAGATAGATATGCCAGACTCGCCACGGACCGACTTACCGAAGGTGATTCCCTTCATGAAGGTAGTCAGAGCGTTAACGATGGTGTCCTGGTCTGTTCGCACAATCTTCTCCCAGTCGGCACTCTTAGGGTCGAGCGTGCGAGCTGACTTAGCTTCATCTGCAAGACCAGCTTGTATCTTCTGCGCATCCAAGGTAAGATAACTCCCTATGCGGTCGAGCGCACGCAGTACTGACATGTTGTCGTGATGATGTCCAAACGCTCCATCACCCTTGTAAGCGGTAGTCACCTCACGAGAGAACCATTCGAGGATAGCTTCAGCTGTGGTGATGTTCCATTTGTCTGAATATGGACTCTGAACAGGAAATAAAGCCCCACTGCTCAGCGGTAGTCGCTCAAGCTCAACTAAGCGTGGGGCGATGGTAAAAGACCCTACATCAGGAATCTTGATATCTAACATTGCAGGCGCAGCGTCCTCTGACCTGGTAATATTCAGGTAGGGACGTGCATCTGCATATCGATAGGTAAATGTATAAGATGAAGGGAGGTCTTTCGTCTGCCAACTTACGTCGCTCTCTGTCACGACAATGCGACGCACATAGTTGCCTGTGTAGAGGAACTTACCCAAGGATGGGAAGAAATCGAGCAACCATTTGCGTTCCTCCTTAGAGAGGAAGCCTGTATTTTTCTTGTATTCTCTGACCGTGTCAACACGATACTCTTCTGAGTCATTCTCAATCTCTGCTACATTGTGCGTGTGTTTCGCTGTGTTCTCAGCATCACCATACGCACGGAAGGTGTCGAGACCACCGAGTGAGTTCTCGAAGAGTACCCACTGCTCTTCTTCGCTTCGGATGTCTGAAGCATAGTATCGCTGAATGTAGGTGAGTCGACTACCAGTAGCATCTTCCACCCATACGTCATAGTAGCTTGGCATCTTGCCTAACTTACCAACGATGACACCATATTGCATAGGCATTGTCCACACCTTACCGTGCGAGAGGTTGCCCAGTACGAGGTCAGACTGAACATAACTACCGTTCTCTTCTATATATGCACGACACTTAGCTACACAGTCCTCGACAGCGAAGTAACTAAGAAACTCTGGTGTGTAATACGTCACAGGCTTGACTGTAGGCTGCCACGTCAGGAAGTTACGCTTCAACCAACTTGAAGCGGTGTCAGCGAAGTTGTCGATGCCAGCACGCAGTACCGTGAACTGCCATGACTCTTGCGCAGCTGTCTTATCTTCAATGAGGTTTACAAGGAATTCACGAGCAATGTTTGGTTGACGATAGATAGCAGTCGACTCTTGGAGTTGAAAAGACAGCAGCGGAGTGATGATGTTCTCCAAGTCAATCTCTATGCGCTTCGCCTTGTTTGGAGTATAGATGTGCTGCACGATGATTTCGTTCGTGTCTGCGTACTTGAGAACAAACGTAACCTCTTGCGAGCTTGATATAATGAAGTGATTCATCGAGCCTGTCAGACTTAGAGAATCAGGTTTAAGAAGAATATCCATGTGCGAATTGTTTACTACAAAATTACGATATAAAGGAGGAATGATAAAGGACAGAATAAAAGCGGTTATAAAGGTACGCACTCAAGCCATACCTCTGTGCGTGTGTACTTCCATTTAGAGTGTCGCCAGAACGAGGCGTGACGGATTCTCTCTTCGGTATATGAGGTCTGTTTCATATAAGGTTTCCCAATATATTCTGCTGATGGTATCGGCGGATAAATGGTAGTAAAGGTGCGGTTCTTATCCAGCCCAGAGTTTTTGAACTCGTCCTCGCTAACCTCTGTCTGTTTAATCCTGCCAATCCATTTATATTCTGTCTTCATAGCCCTGAACTTATCTTCGAGTTCAGGAGCATAGATAACAGGTTCCATAAGCGACAGGGTGTACAATTCAGACTCAACGGGGTCGTTCTTTCCACCGAGGGTGAACTTTAGCTTATTGAAGAAGAATGGGACGTTCCTTATAACAACCTTGGCGTATGCTGGTAAATTCTGCTTCTGTGATTGTGTGAGTAATAGCTTCACTTTCATTTCGTGCAGAGAGTTACGAAGCAGCAGATCGTAGTCGCGATAGAAGCGATTGAAGATACCATCCTCGCCGTTATAAAAGAGCGAATAGTCGAAGAGTTTATAATGGGAGTCATCATTGACATCGTAAGATGAGACAGTTCCTTTCGTTCTACCATCGAGAATATGCGTAAACGCCAGGACCACCTTTTGTTTAGAAGCCGACTCGCTATCCTTCTCTTTATCCTCGCCAGCAACAACCATCTTAGAGTTAAGAGATAGATACGCCCCAACATAAAGGAATTGCCCAAAGTCGTATGAAACTGGTTCGTCCTTGTATGTATTTTTATAAGACAGCATACGAAACTCTGGAATCAGGTCAGGTATCTTCACTTCCTTTGCTTCGAGCATTTCTCCTGTGTTATAATCCTGCGATGCTTCACCAATCTTGGTAATCACCTGCCAATCGCCTGACCACCCACGTTTATAAAATGCTCCATCATACTTGTTGAAATAAGCCGAGGGATTCGCTTTCTGCATAGCGTCAAAATCATCGTAAGAATCAGAAACTTCGGTGTCCACCTTATCTGCTGATGCCAGTGTGACACGCTGATAATCTTTCTCAGCCTTATAGGACAAGGTAGGTTCTGCCGTCATACATCGAGTGAGGTCAGTTGTGGGGGCTGCCTGAAGTGCATCACGGAGGAAGATAATATCCGTCGTTCGCTTACCTTCATCGGATGTAAACTCACAACAGAACTTCTTGCGAAAGACGGCAAGAAAGTCGGCACATGTGACGTCAGGAACAAGGTCTGCTACTTTTATCCGTCCGTTCACCAACACATCCATCACGTTGTTTACCACCACCATTTTCGTGAAAGGTTCTGTCCGAGTAAAAAAGTTCTCTTGCAGTTCATAGCCGAAGTAAGCAAAGACACGCTTGAGGAGGTAGTTGGCACGAATAAAAGGTGAGATATAATAACCTGGAGCTAACGTTATTGGTATCTCATTGACATACTCTGTGCGCTGCACTGCATTATAGAAATCGCAGTCTTCGCCTGATAAATCTGGGTGAAAGCTTTTCAAGACAGGGATTTCAAACTGTTGCCCGTTGAGCCACACAAACTTTTCACTCTTCATCACCTTTTCCTTACCATAGGCGTTTAATATCTTATAATTCATACCCGTCTTTCCACCCGAGTCATCTGTCAGCAAGATTGGGAATATACCATACTCATCGCTTGAGTTATTACGCAACTTACGGCAGAAATCTATACCTTCTGCAACAGTATTCACTCCAGGGATGAATTCACCTTTAAATATATCTTTGAGTTTTATCTTTTGAATACGGGAGTAGAAAGACCCATCATTAATGTAGAAGGAGGTAGAGATACCACCCTTGTATTGAGCAGACAACACCACCTGCCGACATTGGGCGAAATACTCTCCATCCTTGATGGTCACATCAACGGGCTTTATCTTCACTCTTTGACCGAAGGAATCAGGGAAACCAAGTATCCTGCGGTTATGCTCGGATGCTGGGAGTTCGAGCGGTGTTGTCTGCTCTCCATACTCATTGAAGAAAGGATTAGTACGCTCTACTTGTATCTGTGTATCGGGCTTGAGGTTATAGGCCTCGCCCTTCTCTAAGTTCGTTATCTTCATATATATATAAGGTGTTGTTTTTATTTACTGCCAAAACGACGAGCCTTGTCTTGCAGCTGCTGTTTCTGCTCGATCTCATTAAGAGAGACAGACGCAGGGATACCGTCGACAGACAATCGGTCGAGTACGTCCGTCAATCTTTCGATGAGCGTATCCTTGTAGGAGTCTTTCGCTACACCACGCACGTCATTAACCGTTGGTGTGACGTATCCACCAGAGGCACGACCTTGCGCCTGCTGAACAAGAAACTTATTCATATCGAGCGTGCGAATCGTTCCTGCACGCTGTGCACGGTCGATAATGTCAATGAATGGTGCTACGGTAGGATTCTCGACAGCGGCATTCGAAGCCACCCATTCCTTACTGTGACCATACCCACCTTCTCCGACGAGAACGGTTGGTTTGTCGATAAATCCACGTCTGTCAGGATCGTAGTCAGCACGGAACATTTTGCCATCTTGTCTACGCTCGACATCAATACTACCTCCCGACTCAAGACCCGTTGCGACACGTGCACCTGAAGCAGAGGCAGAGCCACCAGCACCATTCAAACTCATTCGCTTCACTTTCTGACGTTCAGCGTTGGCAGTAGCAAGTTGCGCCGCACCAGTGATACCCATCAAGGCAGCAGCGATAGGACCAGCGATAGGACCAAGTTCGCTAAGAGCCTTCATTATAGATACTGATGTGTCAGCTATAATCTGAGAGGCTTTGATAGCGAAGTTAACGTCAGCATACTTCTTCTGTATCTTCAGTTTCTCATCCGCTTTCTTCTTTTCAAGTTCTGTGGTATCTTTACCTGCATTCTTTGCAGCTTCAATCTCAGCATCATACTTAGCATCTACATTTGCTATCTCTGCTTGCTGTAGTGCCTGAACAGCACCGCTGGAGAGGTTGGAATAATAGTCGAACGTCTCCTTCATCTTGGAGATCTTCATTCTCTTCACTGCCTCTTCATATTCTTCTTCAGATATCTCTTTATTCTGAAGGTGCATCTTCAACTGATCCAACTCTGCATTATAGAGTTCCTGTTGTGAAGCAAGACCATACTGCTGACGTATCTGAAGGCGGTGTTCTTCTGCCTGCTGATCAAGAAGAGTAAGAGCCTGCTGGCGTTCCTGCTCATTGAGTACACTATCATCTTCTATCTTCTTACGACGTGCGGCATACTGGTCACTGAACGTGTCAAGCCCATACTCCTGTCGTGCTTGTGCTTTACGCTCCTCAAGTTCTTTTACCTTTGCAAGCTCTTTATCCGCATATTCTTTAAGAATATTCTGCCGTGCAGTTTGATAAGCAGTTTCTACATTATTGGTATCCTCACTATTTTGTTTAGCCAACTGGAGAGCTGCTTGATAATATCCGTTCAGAAAGTCAAGTTTTACATCTCGTTCTTCCTGCAGAGTCTGCGTTTGCTTCACAGCCCCTTGCTCGGCTATCTTATTCATTAATTCCTGATACTTCTCTTCTGCAGCGATACGGCTCTCGGCTAATCCCTGTTCAGCTTGCGTAACATTCTTCTCTTGTGAGCTAACAAGTTCTTTCTTTTTAGCAGCATCCTTGAAACCAAGGCTCTGAGACTTATCATAGTAGCTCTTTTCAATCAGAAGCAGATTTGAAGCATGCTGCGTTTTTAAAGCAGTGACTGTAATATCATACTGTTCCTGCGAAATCTTCTTCTGAGTAAGCATCATATTGAGGTTATTTAAATCTTTTTGATAAGCTGTATTTGCATTGTCCACCTCATTCCTTCTTGCAGACGAGAAGTTTTTTGTCGTTATTTCATCAGGATCTTTACCTTTTTTTACTTTCTTTTTTTTCTTCTTCTTCTTTGTTGGTTTACTGTATTCCAGTTGCTCCTTCCTTGCCTCAAGACTGGCAATCTGCGCATCAATGGCTTTTAGCCCTTTCGTGTCACCTACTTTTATCGTCAGTCGCTTTCGTTTCAAGGTCTCTATTTTTGCATCAATAGCATCCAGTTCAGCACCTATTGTTCCTTTCTTTGCACCAGAGCCACCATTACTTCCACCACTGGAACTAAACATCTTCTTGCCGAACTCTTTACCAATTGCATTCAGAGAAGTGTCAACCACTTTAATCTCGTCTTTTGTTTTTTGAAGTTGTCTTGATAACGTCCCAACCTCCCCAGAGTATCCCATGGAGGCACCGACAGATGTAGGAGCGTATGCACCTCCTGTTGTCTGAGGTCGTCCTGCATTCTGTTGCAGAAATTGCGCCTGCTCCTTCTTCATACCTTTGAGCTGTTGCTCTTGTTGTCGCTGCTGTATGATCAGTTTAGCTTTCTTCTCTCCTAATTCTTTTATTGCGTTCTGTGCGCCCTCAAGTAAGGCCTTTTCCTTTAGTGCATTCAGATAGCGTGTGAGAGCCTGTGTGTTCTCATCATAGACCTTTCCTTCATGCGACAGCTTTGCCGTATAGTCTGGCACAATCTTTTGTAGTGCTTTAATTGCATTCTGTCGTTCGGCAAGTGAGAGAGAATTATCGTGAATGCGCTTAGTGAACATCTCTATCTTAATACGTTCCTCCTCCACCTTACGACTGGCTTCTGACTGAATATCGTTAAGTTTCTTTTGTGCTACGGTGGCAGCATCGGCACGCTTATTAAACATCAGTAACGCACCAACAACGAGTGTTATAGCCCCAAGGATAACTCCCCAAGGACTAAGTTTAAGAACGATATTGAAAGCTTTTTGCAAAGCAATAGAAGTCTTCATTGTCTTGTTGAGAACTGCGTGACGTAATACAGATAACTGCAACATCGTATTCTCAACAGCGGCTGCTGCAGCCTTGATCTTACTGACGGCGACAGCACGCAGGCTCCACAGATAAGAAAGTTTCTGCCCTGCAACATAGGCAGTATAAGTAGCAGTAAGCAGGATAACAGCTTTCGTGAGCAGAACAAGCGTGTTGCGATGTTCAACGAGGTATTTGATAGCTTTAATGGCTCCTACTTGTATCTGACCATAAATATCTGTAAATTCTTCCTTGATGGGCAGCAATGCCTTACCAAGTGCTAACTGTGCATTTTCAAGTTCGATGGTGCGCTGGGCAGCACGGTCGGCAGCAGAGATATAAGTCTCACCTGCTTCTGCAAGATTCTTTTCTACGATAGAGGCAACACCTTTCATGAAGTCTCCTGTTTCTTTCGTTTTTTCAGATATTTCTGATGCAGAAAGTCCGAGGTTATCAAGTATTTGTGGCGACTGACGGCCAAGACCTGTTACGATAGAGTCCACCATGTAGTCGAGCGACTGTCCTGTCTGTTGAGCTTTAAGCTGAGCAAAGGATAGATATTTACCAAGGTCTTCAAGAGGAATACGGAAGTCCTTGGCTTTGACGGCGGCTTGCATCAGTTCGATGTCCGAGACCGTGCCTTTAGTGGCGGTGCGGAGTTCTTGCAGATAGTCTGCTGTGCCAATCTTCTCGAAGGCATGAGTGATACCATCAGCAGATTCAGCCAGCTCGATACTTTTATCAATGGTCTCAGAGATACTGCCTGTCAATTTTTGGACAGCTGATCCCATAAGTTCCGCACCTTTGGTCAGTAAGTTTCCTGTCAGATAGTTTATTGTAGAGTCGTTTACAAGGGTCTCTTTAAGACCTCGAGCAGACACCCTAAGTTCCTCCATACGTGCATTAACTCCCTGTAAACGATTTTCGAGATCGGTATATAAATTAGGATTAAGAGCCTTTGACACATTATCCAACTCTTTCTGTAGTGATTTAGACTGTTTCCGGAGCTGTGACATTGTCATAGCATTTGTATCCAAGGTTCGTGTCTGTTCTTGAATACGTGAGGTCAAATCCCTAATTTGTTTGCCAGTATCTTTGTAGGAGGCTGCAAGCCTTTTGTATTGATCGGTTTCCTTCTTGCCCGATGCCTCAAGCTTGATCATCTGCTGAAGTCGCTGCTTGTTTTCGTTACGAAGAGCAGCTGACTGGGTTTCCAACTTGTGAATTTCTTGCTGCGCCTTTGCGGTCTTCACATCAATGGTATACTGGATTTCGTCTTCTGAAAGGTGCTTGTTTGCCATAATGCTTATGGGTTTAATGAACGTTGTAATTGGTCGTGAATGGTTTTTCGTACTTCATCAGTAAAGCCGAAGCGGAGTCGCGGGAATGTCTCATGATAGAGGACACCCCAGACAACACGATTATAAAGCGCAAGGTTACGCCGTCTGGACTTGGCTATGCGGTCATTACGCTGACGGTATGCCATATCCAAAAAGCGGAGGTAGGGTAAAATACGAACAAAGATTGTGTAAGATTCACCCGATATGCTGGAATCGGAAGAATGCTTGGAGAGAGAAGTAAGGAGCTGTCCTGACCGAAGCTGATAATTGCTGCGCACGACCGACTCTTGCGTAGTATAAATCTTGGAAATACCCTGCTGAAGGGTGTCGCGAACGAACTTCTTACGAATGAAACTGTCTGTTACCATATTTGCCTTTTTATTTCGCAAATATAGTAACAGACAGCTATAAAAGAAAGGACATCCCCCTTAGTGACTCATGATATATCGATAGACTGGATATCCAAATATCGGGGTCAGCAACGTCATGCAGATGAGGTAGAGTAATTTAATAATAAAAACTTGCCTTCTGCATAAAAGCGGCATGAGAACGAGTGCTATTACAAAAGATAGACCTTGTATCAGTTCCATAAATCTGATGTTTATTTTAATGCAAATATAAAATTTAATTTGGAATAAAAAAAGTTATTCTTCAAATTCTTTATAAAAACATATCTTGTATAAAACGTAGCTATATTTCACGGAACATCCACTTGAACTCTAACCCTTGCGCACCAGGACGATTGCAGAATTTAAAGCCTGCGTCATTAAGCGCAGAGAACACTTGCTCTGCACACACCTTGGCGGAGGGGTCAATGCTGCGAATGGCATCTACCACCTCTGGGGTGGAGAAGAAGTGGGTGGCTTCGGCAGGTGCCGAAGCGGGACGGTAAGTCGTGGACAAGGCAGCGATGTAGATGCTGATATCAGTTATAGGCTGCTCGTCGTTTTTTTCTGATTATTCATTGTCTGAAGGGTTAAAGGTTTGACGACAGCCGGCTTCACCGGAAGGGTCTACCGACGTGAGAAATGTTGTAAGGTCCTTACGCAGTGAGCGCAGGGTGTCGAGGAAGGTGAGCGCAGTATCTGGCTTGATGGTGCCGGCATCGCGCCACTGGTCGATAAGGAAATCCTCGATGGCCTGCAGACGCTCGGTACGCTCAGAGATATAGCCAGGATCGAGCATCGCTTCGAGGGTCTCGGTGGCCTGCTCGTTGAGATGAATCAGCGTAGTCTTCATTCCGCGCCTCCTCTCTTATCTGTTTTGTTGATGCGGTAAACAATCCAGCCTGCACAGAGGGTTGAGACTACGGATGTAATAGGCTGCTGCTCGATGGCAACAGCTGCTACGATCACGCACAAAGATACAAGGTTAACTCGAATTACCAAACGACGGGTAACTGAGAACTCGCAGATACGGCTGTAGAACTCACTCTTTGAGTCGAGCCAAAGATTAAGAGACTTGATTTTGCGCTGTATCGTAGCACGTACGTCGATAGGCTGCTGTTGCTTTGCAGAACTCTCGAATTCGATTACTTGTTGCATAATACGCATTGTTTTGACTGTTACCTGAATCCGTCAGGTACGGATACAGAAAAAGCGGATGCTCTTCCTGTTCGTCAAAACAATGCGATTTCGCCACAAGGGTAAATTCACTGGAAGGCATCCGCCATATTTTCGTTGCAGTAGTCTGCAAGTATGGGCATAAAAATAAGCCCATCGAAATTTAATAAGTTCGGGGCTTGAAATTTCTTCTCACCCTTATTAGCGAGTCTCCTCGCATAGTTTTGACGGTTACAAAGGTAAGTAGTATTTTTGTAACCGCCAAACAAAAACGCAAATATTTTTTGCGCCACGCAAAAATTACCATTCGTCTTTGGTTTCTACCTCACGTTTGTCGACGAACTTTTCAAGACTGGTAGAAAGCTCCTCAAAGACACTTTCGCAAAGAGGTTTTCCATTCTTAAAGAAGTACTTGTATCCAGCCTTTCTGTTTGCACCTTCTATACCTATCTCTTTTAAATCCTTTGGAAGGGAATCTACAAGAACTCCAAGGTTATTGTCGTACATAGCTTTGCGAATAGGGTCGTGACGGAAGTCACTTAAAGTAAGTTTCAATCTTCCATCTTTGAATTGAACATCTATTAGATACTTGATGTGACCCTCAAGGCTTGAGAATATCATATTAGTCTTGAATGGGATATTTCCATTGCCAGTCAATTCTTTTCCAGGATTCTCATCTTTCAAAACAGCTCGTGAGTCAACATAGGTACGTACAAACCAGTTCTTGGTTGCATCGTACAACTGTTGAGCTGTTAAACCATCCTTCTGAATTACCTTTGTGAACATCAAAGGCTTCTGTGCGAAACACATGATCGTACTAACGAGTAAGATACATGTAAAAAACAATTTCTTCATATAATTAATAGTTCTCAGTTAATATTTTTTGCAAATATACAAAAAATGAATAGAAACGCAATGAAAACGAAAAGAAAAAGCCCCTCGCATTGCGAGAGGCTAATATGCACCCATAGGCGATGAGTGACTTTTGTCTTAAGGTCAATGAGAACCTCGCCTAAATATTTTCTGCTGCACGACGAATGCGGTTGGATAGGTCGATAAGTGCGCCTCGCATCTGCTCGGTCTCCTGTTGGTTGAAACCGCCTGCACCTCCGTTGCCGTCAATGCCATCCATTTTGTGGTAAAACCAAGAGGAAGATTTCTGAAAGTAGGTGTTGGCAAAATCACGCCATGAAACTGACATTAAGATATCTTGTACTTTTCTTTTCATATCAGTAACTACTACTGGGGTTGTCATAACTGTTTCCATTGTTTCTTTTTTTAGAGTTTTACTTTATTGTGCCTCTCCCTCGTAAGGGAGAGGTCTTTTGTTTTATTCGTATGGCTGTCGGACCATTTTGTCGAAGAGTTCCTGTAAATCCCATAGGAGTTGTGGATAGCCATTTGGATAAGAGTTATTGTAATTTCTCATTCTCTCAAGGAGTTCCCTTTCTTCAGGTGTAACCTCCATCATTTCTTTTTTCTGTTTCATATTCTCATTGTTTTCTTATGACAATACAAAGGTACTACAAATATTTGTAGTATGCAAATATTTACTATAAAAAATCGTAGTAAGATTGAATATTTAACATTTAAAACATTTTCGTGACTTAACGAAATTGATAACTATTGATAGAAAGTTTATTTTTTCTCAATATTCGACATAAAAAAGCCGTAACAGTTCGGGAACTGCTACGGCTACAAAGAAACGAGCATCGTGTTTTATTTTTCAACGGTCACGAAACCGTTGTTGATTAGGTCGGCAAGGAAGGCATCGGGGCTGTCAGTCGAAACAAGGTAGCCCTCAAGTTCCTGTAAGCGGTGAGCAAAGCGTACCATATATTCTTCGTCTGTACCTTCGCTATCGAAGCGACTGCCTGCATGGAGCTGGTGAAGGAACGACTCGGGGCTGTATGCTACAATTCTGTGATTGTCTCCTTTAATGTGGTAGGTTTTGAATTTTGGTGAATCTACTCGGTGATGTTCGGGAACTAAATTGTGAGGGAGCTGGCTTTGTAGCTTTGCTTCGGTAATAATAGCACCAACGAGTTCTTTTGGAGAGATGGTCGGCTTTTGCAGACCATCTCTTGTTTCTATCTTTATTCTTCTCATACTGCTAATTTTTTTGTTCTTATCTTTAGGTAAAGTTTTTCGCTTTCGGTGAGGAAGGGGATGTTCTGAAGGGTTGTGCCTGTCTGTACCTTTCCTTGTTTTGCAAAGGTAATCATTTTTGAGAGAAAATGAATCCAAGCGGACATTTTTGTGAAGTTGGTAGAGCCTCCGTGCTGGCGGAACTCAACCGTGCGGTGGCGTGCGTAGGCTTCGAGGTTTACCTTGTGATAGCGGTTGTGGGCGAAAGCTGCTCTAAGGTCGCTGATATTAGAAGCTCGGTTGATGGTTGCCTCTGTAATGGTGGTAAGCCCCTTGCAGAAGCGGTTGTTGCGTCTGCTTAAAGGCATAAAGTGGTCGATAACCTTCTCAAGGCGTTTGTAAGTAATAATAAGGTTCTTCCAAGTCTGAAGGTCGAACTCTGCAGCGTCCATGTGAACGTGAAGTCCGCAAGAGTCGTTAACCTTAGCGTTGCAAAGGTCGAGCACCCAGCAAACCTTTTCCAGTTCCTCAAGTCCCTGCTCACCGTGGAGAATAGGGCTTACAAGTTCGAAGGTGTTGTTTCCTGAAAGGCTGCTGTCGGTAACTAACTTCCAATGGTCGGTGTGGTCGGTGTGGTTGTAACCCTCAACCTCTACCCTGATGCCTGCTGCGGTAAGTTCTCTTGCGAGGCGTTCACGTGTACAGTTGTAAGCTTCAATCTCGATACCGAAGTTGCGGTTGAAGGTGTAGTCGAGTTGTGGAAGAACTGTTGCTGCTGCCTGCGCTGCGCCCTGTGTCATTCCTTGCATCATTCGCTTGTAGACGTTCTGCACGAATCCGTAATTACCACCTGCTACAAGGTCAGCTACCTGTCTGCGTGTAAGTCCAAGGGTGAGGAGCTTCTGAATTTTAGAAGTCTTTGTTCCGTTCTCGTTAAGAATGTTCTGAATTTGCTCGTTCATAATCTTTGTTTTTGAATGTTCTTTGTTTCTAATTGTACTGCTAAGGTAACACTATAATAAGGAACACGCAAGTACTACTGCCTTTATAATCAGTGATTTAGAAGTAATTATCTAAAGCTAAAAAACGATACAAAAAAGGGCTAACGCATCACTGCGTTAGCCCGTCATCCTAAACAATCTTCAATCTGAAAAAACTATTAACTATCAAATTATAATTCTACCAACCTATTAACGATACAAAGGTAAGGATTTAAGGCTGTTTCGCAAAGGACCGACTTAGAACGTGTGTTCCAAGCGTGTCAGGAGCAACACAAGAGAGCATCAATGTCCATCCGAGGGAGGATAATTCAGTAGCTACGAAGGGAATCATCTCTGCCTTATCGAGTTCGCCTCGAGATATCCAGTCGATATTGCCTTCTTCAGCGTCAGCTATCATCCAAGCGTGAAGCTTAGAGAGTAATCGGAGGGTCTGATCGGAGGCAAGCATGTATTCAGCAGCATCAGCACGGTTCGGCATCTTGTTTGCCACGGTGATGGCGATACGCTGGGTTATTTGGTAAGAATTGCGTCCATCTGCTGACATATTCAGTTCACCGTAATCCACGAACAGGAACGAGCCCACTAACTTGTCAATGCGCTGCTTCAATTCCTCGAACGACTGACCATAAACATAGTTGGCTATTTCAGGGAGTCGCGACACATTGGGAAGTTTATCGAGTGACTCTGCAAGTTCGTTGTAACCAGGAAAGTCGCTCGAACCATTGGTAAGTATAGCACGAATACCCTCTTTTGACGGATATTGTGCAAAATAGAGAAACTGATCTTTAATCATAATATCTTATCGATTACAGAGATAGGCAGCCCTACCTCTTCACTGATTTTTAATTTATCCCAGCCAAAACCCTTCATATCCTTGACTGCGTCGATAGTCTTCTTGCGCAGCACCTTCAGATAAGTAAGTACGTTCATCTGCTCTATCTGTTTTGCGTTGCCAAGTCCCTCCTTGGAGAGGTCGTAGAGCGCATCAGAAGCGTCAGTAGTGATAGGCTGCTTAGGTCTATGCACGAACTTAGCCAACAGAGAGAATGAAGTCTTGCTGAAGAGATAGTTATTGAATGCTTGGAAATTAAACGATATAGCTGTGAGTGTTTCGATAGGTAATCGAGCGAACACCTTAGCTAATTCGTGCGCACGTTCAGAATGGTATTCTTTCTCTGGATAATAGAGAATAGCAGCAAGCAGAGGTAGTGATTCCTCTCCTCGTTCGATGAGTTCCTGTGCTTCGATGTACTGAAGGGCAGTAAGCGAGCAGGTGAGCATTCCGAATCCCGTCTCAATTCTATATCCATGATAAGTACGCTCACCAATCCGAACAGAAGGGATGAGTTGCGCACAGAAACAGAGGTCGATTACGTATTGATAGTCGAGACGGCGCAGCACACGTGCAAGAGGAATATTCAAGCGATAAGGATCTACACGACGGCATAACTCGTAAGTATCCTCGTCAACACCATCCAAGACACTATTGTTATCAGGGTAGTTTATCTGAAACATGAACGTGAGTTGCTCGGAGATAGCCACGAGGTTAGCAATCTGTTCCTCTGAGTGAAACTTGCGCTTATCCCAACCCATGATGTCGCATAACCAATTAATCCGAACCTCTCCTGCGGACAGTTCGCCTGCTGCCATACGAAGGAAGTCGCCCACAAGGCGGATGAACTGGCGGTCATTCATAGCATCCCAACGGTTAGGAATGCTATGAGTCTCACCTTTATATATTAGCTCAATATCCTTCATCATGGCAACATTATAATATTATCATTAGGATCATTATACGCTGAATTAGAGCAGAAATCCACCGAGGCATCTGTGGAGAGCAGCGTATCTGCATTCGAGATGAGATCCTCTGATTCGAGGTCGAGCCGATCAGCAAGAGCAAGCGCAGCGTCGTGTTCGTCCTTACCTGTCCGTGAAGCGTGACTATCGTCGAAGAGATTACGGATAGTTGGAGGGAACTCCAATATATCGAAGCGACGGAGCGACTTTGCAACGGTCTTCTTAAGCAGTGCAAGCGTCAATATCGGTTCTACACGCTCACGGTTCTCATCTGTGAGTCTGTCGTAGTAAGCAGACAGACGTTCGTCGAGCGTTTCCTTCTGTAATGGGAGAATACGGAAGAAGAAGAAGTAAGAGAGGTCTATTGGATAGATAGAATCGAACGCTTCGGTGGTCTTTATCTTACAACTGTCTATAATCTTGTAATATCGTGATTTTCGCCACAAAGCAGCAGGGGAGTCGGTATTTTCGCTTGTAACCTCAGTAGACATCAAGCGTTGAATGATAGAATCCATCGCATTGTAGTAATTATCCATATAAGCACGTTTCATTCCTTCCACCTCGTACTTATATACGTCGACATGGTTCTTCCTGCGGTTGATACTATCGAAAATCAACTGTGACGCCATTGTCATGTTTGCTACAGCAGAACGTAGGGGTTCTGTGAGTGTTTCGTCGGAACTACTGATGATTGCATCGAACACCTCTGCGGTGATGATGGTTTCAACACGCTTGCGAGCGGTAATGCCTGACGAAAGCAGGTCGTTCAGGTCCATATTCGTTTCCACACCAGGTGCGTACTTGCTGAATGAACCAAAATCCTTGAAAATATCTACTAATACATTCTTCATGACTGCTGCTGATTTAGTCTGTCTTTCGGTGCGACGTCTTCCTGTCGTTGTGGAACCTCACGATAGAAGCCTATGCGATAGCCCTGCTTATAGAGTTCAGGGAAATTCAATCGGAGAGCGAGATTAAACGGTTCTGCACATATCTCGTCCTCTGGTGTGAGTGACATTATATAGATAAGGTAGTTATAGTAAGCGTCAGAACCTGACTTGCTGATGACACCATCCTTGCTAACTGCTGTGATAGATGCATCCAAACCAACGCTTGAGAGTAAGGCTTCTTCTGCTCGTTTATCGTACGAAATCAAAGATTCGATATATTCCTTATATTTAAGGTCGATAGTTTCGATTCTCCATTGCTGCTCGTGCCCAGAGTTATCCATAAACGAAATAGAAGAGTAAGCTTTGCCTTGATTGTCAGCACCGCTCAGATAGTCGCCTATCTTGCGCAGCTCCAATCGCATATACTCTACAAGTAACGATTCACGATATTCAGTACCGATGCTGATACCGTTATACTTAACTAACTCCTGTTTCTTAGACGAGCGAATCTTATTCTCTTCGCACAGCTTCATCAGCTGATTGCGCTTGCTTGATACCCATGAAAAAGGAATGATGATGTGTATCTTCGCTGCAAGGGAATTACGCAGGAAGGAGTTAATGTAGGAGGCGGTCTTATTGCTGCCTTGAATATATGGACGTGCGCCTTGATGGGTTTCGTTCACACCGTAGAACTCATCGACTGATTTCTCTCGGTGGTGTGACACGGCTGCGAATAGATAGTTGTCAACCTCTGACAACAAGAACTTAGGGTATATCTTGTAATTCCCTAATCCGTATGTCCAGCGTCCTACTGCTATGTTGTTGAAGTCGCCATAATTAATCTGATCGTATGCTACATCCTTACGAGTAGTAGCAAGACGGCAGTGCTTATTCTCTAATGGTTCAAGTCCAGCTACTGGCAACATACCAATACGCTTACCACGTGAGAACCTCCACTTAACGAAGTAATCACCAAACCAGTAGTAGTTCTTGATACAGGTCTTAGCGAACTCCTGTGCAGATGTTTCCATACCACGCTCTTGCCAAGAGTTCAACCACTCATCCCACGCAGGTAGTGCGGTGTACTCACGTCGCAGCTTACCATTCTCTACTGTCTGCATATAGGCGCAAGGACCGTTACCATAGAGCATCTTAATCTCCTTGCTATACAAGCGAGGCAGCAGGCGGTTCTGCTTTATCTCCATTGTTACCTCTTCACACAGTGCGTTGTTCATACCACGCATACACACTTGGTATCCATTCACACTCATCCACTGGTGTTCATGTAGGCAAGTCTGTCTACCCTGTGGTATGAGTAGCCCTGGGCTTGTCGATAACTCTCTTCCTTCTCCAATCTGAAAGGAGAAGGTGTTGCCGTCCATTACGTAGAGTCCAGCGTTGCCGTGCAGTTCAATACTATCTGTCATAACCAATTTATCTTATGTAGTTTATATCCGTCTTGTGGGAACCCCATGTATCTGATGAGTATGCGATAGCACATCTTTGGGTTTCCCTCTTGGTCCTCGAAAAGAAAGAAGTTCTCGGCATCTACTTTGAAGCAGTCTTGCGGTAGTTGCGTACGCCACTTGCAATGTTCCTTAACTATCATCTGCTCACCTGCCATACCCTGTATGCGAGAGTAGGGGAAGAAGCAGATAGTGAAGTCACCTTGTGGTATCTTACTCATCTCCCTTGCCCATTGCATCGCTTCGATGCCAGTCATTTCAATCGTCTTCTCCATTACGTGCGAAATTACTGAAAATCGCTGTGGGAACAAAGGACGATTTTGCCCCCTTCCTGTCATATTTCCCGACTTTTTGGATTTTGCACCGATTTACCGAC